GATATTTGTGAAAGTGTAGGTCAGTGCCTCCCACTGTAAACATCTCTTTAATGTTACGGTCAAAGAACTTGTAGTCATTGCCCTTTTCAGGCTTGAAAATGGATAATCTTGGCATATCATACATATTTATTGCACAGGCAAAGGCAATAAATATGAGTATGTCAGAACTACAAACAGGACAACAAGAAATATTCGATTACGTCAAAAATAACCTAGGTGAAGGTATGATTGACGTGGAATTAGATCCAAAACACTATCAAACGGCACTTGAAAGAGCAATTAACAAATTCAGGCAAAGATCGTCTAATGCAGTTGAGGAATCATATGCTTTTCTCGAATTAAAAAAGAACCAAAATTCTTATATTTTACCAGACGAAATCATTAACGTAAGAAGTCTACACAGGAGAACAGTGGGATCTAGGACAGAGGGAGGCGAAGGCGGAACACTTTTTGAACCATTTAATTTGGCTTATACAAACACCTATCTTCTAAGGGCAGGAGCCACAGGTGGTTTGGCTACTTACTATGCATTTGCGTCATACCAAGAACTTGTAGGAAAATTGTTTGGCAGTTTCATTCAGTTTCATTATGACAATGCCACGAAAAAATTGACTATCACACAGAGACCCAGAGCAGACGACGAGACAGTGTTGATGCACACTGACAATTTTAGACCTGACATCACACTGTTCAAAGACATATATTCTAAACCATGGATTAGGGATTACACTTTGGCAGTATCTAAAGTTATGCTAGGCGAAGCGAGGGGCAAGTTCAATACTATAGCAAGTCCACAGGGTGGTACATCCTTGAATGGTGATGCCTTGAAAGCAGAAGGCCAAGCAGAGATGGAAAGGCTTGAAGCAGATATAGGAAACTTCGCAGAAGGCGGCACACCACACAGTTTTGTTATTGGTTAATACCCCGTAATTTCCATTTAAATACCCTGCTATGAAAAAATCCAATTACAAAAAATTCTCTGACCTTTCACTAGACGAACTGGAAAAGTTAGTGGAAGAATTGGAAACATTGAGTGTTAAGGCGTTGAAAGAACGCAAAAAAACACTGAGAACATCAATACTGAGATCTGTAAAAAAAGCCATCAAAGAGATTGAAAAACGTCTAGAAAAATAGTATAATAAACCTTATGCTGATAGGTGTAGTAGGTTTGATAGGTTCTGGTAAAGGTACTGTTTCTGACAGGCTTGCAGAAAAACACGGATTCCGTAAAGATTCATTTGCTAAAAGTTTGAAAGACGCTGTTAGTTCAATGTTTAATTGGGACAGGGAGATGCTAGAAGGCAAAACAGAGTCCAGTAGGCATTGGAGGGAACAACCAGATAAATTTTGGAGTGAGAAATTTGGCAAGGAAGTGACGCCACGTTGGGTCTTACAATACTTTGGCACAGAAGTCATGCGTGGACAGATGCTTGACACAATCTGGATAGACAGTTGTATAATGCGATACAAAGGTACACCTACAGTTATCGCAGACACACGCTTCCAGAACGAATTGAAAATGATAAAAAAATCCGGAGGCAAACTGATACTTGTAAAAAGAGGTGAATTGCCCTCACGAGAAGAAATGCAAAAAAGAGGTGCTCACAAATCCGAATGGGATTGGATGGGTTGGGACTTTGATATTGTTATAGAAAATGATGGTACCAAAGAGGATCTATTTGCAAAAGTAGACGACCTAATCGTCAGCAACAAGATCACCAACACGCCAGCCGAGCCTACGGGTGCTAGCCAGCCTCTGGCAATTGGCGCAAACAGTTTTTAGATTAGTAGACGCAGTATTCCTAAGATCTCCGTCAACAAACAGCACATCAAGTTGTGCTTTGTCCTGTGCTTTGAACCCACACAGTTCGCACTTATTGTGTTTTTTGTAACCCGATCGTTGAAGTGCAGTGATTCCTCCGACTTTCTTGCCCGCAGACTTCCTTATGCAGGAATCACACTGACTCCTCCAATACACCTTGTCATACCTTTTGTAGGCATAGGCTCTTGGCCTGTCTTTACAGGTCTTGCACAATGGTCTGTTTGTGTATCTCATACCCTTATTTACGTTCCCTATATAGGCACCATGAAAACGGTAAATTCTGTCGTAAAAACCGTACGATTGAATAAATAACTCTAGTATACGGATAACTTGCAAGGAGAACACGTAAAATGGCAAATTTGACATCACCAGGAGTAGAGGTTTCAGTAATTAATGAAAGTTTCTACGTACCATCAGATGCTGGTACAACACCACTATTCATAGTAGCATCATCAAAGGACAAGAAAAATGGTGCAGGCGACGGCACGGCGGCAGGAACACAGACTGCTAACGCCAACACTGCATATTTGATCTCGTCACAAAGAGAATTAACAGAGACTTTCGGAGATCCGAAGTTTTACACAGACGCATCAGGCAATCCATTACACGGATATGAATTAAATGAATATGGCCTACAAGCGGCGTACAGTTTCTTAGGCGTTGCCAATAGAGCATTCGTGCTAAGAGCAAACATCGACACAGCGGAATTAGTTGGAAGTGCTTCGGCACCATCACAGGCTCCGGCAGATGGAACATACTGGTTTGACCTTGCATCAAGCAGTTATGGTTTATTCGAGTGGTCGAAAACAGATCAAAAATTCACAGCAATCACACCAATTCTAATTACGGCACTTACTGATCTAGTAGGTGGGGTGAGCACTGGTGCACCTAAAACTTCAATTGGATCGATCGGTGATTACGCAATTAACACAACACACGTTTCAAACAAGATCTACAAGAAAACAGCAAGTAATACTTGGGTAATTGTTGGATCAGAGGCATGGCACACATCGTTACCGGTTGTGACAATAGCATCAGGAACAACAGTGACAAGTGGTCACACAATGAAAATAAACGGTACACAAGTTACTACATCAGGCACAACACTTTCAAACGTTGCGGCAATTATTGGATCAAACGTAACTAACGTGACTGCAAGTGTAAACGCTACTACAGGAAACCTAGAAATCTTCCACAACGGTAAGGCACTAGGTGACTCGACAGGTGGAACAAACACTATCAGATTCGAAGAAGGAAACGGAACGCTTGTAGCAGACTTAGGTTTAACTAGTAATGCAGTTTTGAACGGTGTTAAATTCTTACAAGACAAACACACAAACAGACCAACTTGGGATTCAGCAACATCAAGCGAGGACAG